GTCTCGATGGCCGAATTGACAACACAGCAATTTGGGACCGTGCCATCACAGCCGCCGAAGTCACGCAACTCTACAACGGCGGGCGAAGTCTCCAATTAGTTGATCTCAGCACCGGCCTCCAAGGCTGGTGGTGCCCAAGTCGCGACACATCCGGCAACGGCACAACGACGCTCACCGATCTGTCCGGCAACGGTAAAAATGCTTCGCTTGTCGACGATGCTGGGGCCAACGCATGGGATACTGCAACGCATTGGGTTGCAGACACTGACAACAGTGGCGTGCGAGCGTTGAGCTTTGACTCAGGCCGATGGGGTGATCCTTCTTGGTCGTTCGCACCATTTGGGCCAATTACTTTTTCGTACTGGTACAAAGCGACTCCTGAGAGCAAGACACGCGGCACTGGGCTAGATAGAGCTAGTGCCAGTAATCGCGGATTTATCGGTGCTGATTTCGGTGGTCAATTCTTGTGGGACTATCCCACGGCCTATCCTGCAAGTGGACGTGTTAGCTACACACCACCCAATATCAACGACTATCGCGACACTTGGGTACATGTGCTGTGCCGATCCGGCGGGGACGGTGGCAATATACAAGATATTTGGCTCAACGGCGTGCAAGTCGCATCGCGAGGCAGTTCAACTGGGTCATCAACCCCATCAGCTTTTTTGATTGGGACCGCCTTGGGATCGAGAGCGTATTCGATCTACGGGCTTATGGATAGTATGGCTGTATGGGATCGTTTACTCACAGCCGACGAGGTCACCCAACTCTACAACGGCGGGAGAAGTTTCAATCTGTTGTCAACGGGCGCAACCATCGTCCCGCAACTGCTTCTAAGGCGACGTAGACTATCAGGAGGTTTGGTGATATGAGCACGCCGATTCAAGCAGGGTCGACTGATCAACGGTTGAGGTGCGTGGCTGTGCAGGACGATTACAGCACGTTCAAGACCGACCTTGTGATTGCCGACATCCAATCACTTGTCGTTAAACGGTCTGGTGCTGCGGATGTGACAGTCACGGAAAATGCCCTCGATACCGATCCAGACGACGCACACACAGACGGCAACATCTACAACGCTGGCGGCGGTGAGTATCTGGTGAGTGTGCCTGACGCTGCGGTGGCGAGTGGTGCTCCTTCCGTGAAGATTTACGGTACGTGGACAGACGGTGCGGACAGTGGGTTTCTGATTGGGGATGAGTATCCACTAGTGGGTTACGACTGGCAAAGCAGTGAACGGTCATTGACGACGGCAGCGACTACGGCGATTGGCACTGCCTTCCTCAGCACCGCATTGACCAAAGGCACAGCCGGGACAATCGAGCGTGCGTTCTGGCAGATGCTAAAAACTCAAGCCGTGACCGATGGCACTGCGGTTGCTGACGCTGGCAATACCGTCACGCAATTCCAGACCAATCTGACTGCACCTGATGGACAATACGACCACATGATCCTGGTGTTTGTCAGCAACGGGCTGGAAGGGGAAGCACGACCAATAGATACCTACGTGCAGGCGAATGGCGTGATCACATTGCAGGAGCCATTGACAGAGATACCAGTGGGTAATGAAGAGTTTGTGATCTTGCCGCAGCACTCGCATCCAATCAGTGAGATTCAAGCGGGACTGGCGACTCCTGCGGATCTAGAAATCACAATTGCACCGCTCCAAGCAACTGCGGCGGCAAGGGTCGATGGCACGACGGTCAACTATTTTATTGGCGAAATCATCTCGCAAACAATCGCGATCACCGACTCAGCCGGCAGTGCGGTAGACCTGTCTGCCAAGACGCTACAGGTTGTGATTGATTCGCCGAAAGCGAGTCATGGTGATGTGCAGGTGATCGGCAGTGGCTCGATTACTGTCAGCGGTGCAAGCAACAATCAGATCACCTTTACGAATTCAGCAGCAGTCACGGCAACAGCGAGAACATTACGATGGGCATTGAGGGACACAGCGAATGGAGATGAAGTGTTAGCGCATGGCAGGGTTGTTGTGACCGAAGCAGCTGAGGAGGACTGATGGCTAATTCAGCAAAGGTCCACGGGAAGAGACGCAAAGGCAGAAGTCTGCATCGAGAGCGAGGAAGCTCCTCGCCAGGCCACCCTCTGTATAAGGATTCAAGATGGAGAGGGGCGAACGGTCTCAGGAAATTGCACTTATCTAAACAGCCATTCTGTGTTGAGTGCAGGAAGGAAGGAAAACCGATTGCGGAGTGTATTCCCGCAGTGGCTATCGTGGACCACATCAGACCGCATAGGGGCAGGCCAGAACTATTTTTCGACGAGAGTAATTTACAGACGATGTGTAAATCTCATCATAGCATAAAGACTTTGCACGACATGGGAGGCTTTGGATGATTACTTACGGACGGTTACCATCACCACCGGAATACCTTGGCAGCTACGGACGAGCTAAATGGTCTGAAGTGGGCAAGAGATTAGTCCAGATGGGCGAACTATCGGAAGCGAACATCGACATCTTAAGGATCTACTGCGAGGCGTGGGAAGATTTCAGGCTTGCGATAGACGAGATCACAGCACATGGAAGCTCCACCTGTGTCAGTGAAAAGGGAGGTCACTACGCGCACCCTGCCGTCAGTCGTAAATCCGCTGCGGTAAAGAGGATGGAAAGGTTCGGCAAGCAACTAGGGTGGACTCAAGTATCTAACGACCGGCCTAAAAAGAAAAACGTGTCTAGCCGACCGTCTAACTTATGAAAAACGATTACACCAAACATTGGGTGCGTGACGCATCCGACGAGCTAGCCATACGAAGGGGATGTAAATTCAACGTCCTTCGAGGGGCTTATGCGGTTTGGTGGATCGAAAGAAACTGCAAACTATACGAGGGGGACTACGCAGGAACCCCTCTAATTTTGCGAGGCAGGCACGATGAGGAAATCGGAGCCTGGCCTATACCAGATACGTTTGACCCAAAGCTGGCTCTCGAAAGGCACGAGCATTACATAGACGGCATTAAAACTGGCGTTAATACGGACTGGCAATATGAATGCGTTATGCGGCTTTTCGGTTGGGTCCATGAAATAGATTGGCGTGGTCAAAAACAATGGGTCCGCAGATTTAGACGGGCAAGCTGGTTCGTACCAAAGAAAAATAAAAAGTCCCCCACCTTAGCTTCTATCGGTCTGTACCTGACTTGCGGCGACGGCGAGCCGGGCCAGAAAGTCGCGCTATGTGCAAAAGACGGCAGCCAAGCCAGAGACATTGCGGGTCAGCATATTCTTCAGATGGTCGCACAATCTCCTGAACTGCAGACCGAATGCAATATCAATCTGAATGAAATGAAGCTGACCCATTTGCCTACATCGTCCATATTGAAACCTTTCTCGTCGTCGAACGCGCGCACCCAACAGTCGAAGGAAGGTTTCAATGGGTCGGTCTTGGTGGACGAGACCCACGTCGTCGACAGGGCGTTCATGCGACGTATGAAGCGGGCTGGCATCAGCCGCAAGGAGCCGATTCAGCTAGAAGTTTCGACTGCTGGTACGGACCCCGACGGGTACGGCAAGGAGCAGTTTGAATACGGAGCCGCAGTCGCCAAAGGAGAAACCGAAGACTTTCAGTTCATGTATCAGGCGTACGCGGCTGATCAGACGATCAAGTTCAGCGATTTGACAGAAGGGAACATCTGCGAGATAGGCAGAAAGATCAATCCAGCTTGGGGGCATACAATTCATGAAGCAGAGTTCGTAAACGACTGGACCACCTCCAGCAGGACGATTGGAGAACAGCTCGACTTCCTGATGTACCGATTGAACGTCTGGCAGGAATCGTCGTCACCGTGGCTCCCTTCAGGCGTCTGGAAGCAGAACCTTGACGAAGACCTTACTTGGGAATCGCTGAAAGGCAAATACTGTATCGTGGGGTTTGATAAATCCGACAAGCGGGACTTTACAGCGTTCTCGTGCTTGTTCCCTGAGTACGATAGCCACGGGATAAGCAGGCTGACTATCTGGCCTTTCGTCATCGCCCCAGAAGCATACATCGAAAGGAATTCAAACTTAGCTCCGTTCGCGGAGTGGGTCGAGAACGGGGATCTCATCGTAAGTCCTGGAGATGTAATTTCTGTTGGGACAATTTACGACACTTTTGGTATGATAAACGGTCATTGCGACGTGAGGTATCTAGCCTACGATCCTCACAAAGCAGAATCCGTAACTCAGATCATCGAGCAAGGGGCTTCGTCAGTAGACGGTGGCGAGTTGAGCAAAGGGTACGGAGTGGAGCGAGTGTCCGTAAATCAACGGAACGCTCTGTTCGAGCCTATCAATGAGTTTGAGGCATTGGCGATTGAAAATAAGATCCGGCACCCAGGCAACAAAGTCTTTGATTGGATGATGGGCAACATTCATGTAAAAGACACCGCAGGAAGAAAACGACTGCTCAAAGCGGACGAAGGTTTAGCTAGAGTCAGGAAGATTGACGGTCCAGTGGCAGCTGTAACAGCGTTAGCCTTGGCAATCGATAACGAATATAGACCGCAACCGAGCGTGTACGAAAGCAGAGGACTGCTGACACTATGAGTATCTTGCAGGCATTAAAGAACATGTTCTGGTCCCACGGGGGACACTTGGAATCAGGGCAACCGAACCCCGGTCATCCGTTCTGGTATACCAGTATGCTGGACGCCGCGAGCGGAAGACCTCAAATCACCCCCGAGTATGCCCTTAAAATTTCGGCTGTCCTGGCTTGTGTTCGGGTCATCGCGGAATCGGGTTCGACGTTGCCAGTGAACCTGTACAAGCGTAACAAAGACGGCACCAAGGAGAGGGCATCCGATTCGTACCTCCATTCTGTGGTTCATGACATCCCAAACAGGTGGCAAACGTCCGTAGAATTCTACGATCAGATGTTTAACTATCTGCTGCTGAACGGTAACAGCTTGCACCGCATCGTGGGAAACTCACAGGGGCCGATTGGGGAACTGCGACCGATCAACCCTCTGCGAGTTCAGAAGGTCAAGATGCTTTCAGACGGGAGGAAAAGGTTCTACCTCGACGACGACGAAACTCTCGACTCGCACGAGGTCTTGCACGTTATGGGGATGTCTCTGGACGGGATGTGGGGAACCTCCGTTTTAAGCTACGCCCGAGACTCTCTAGGCATATCTTTAGGTGCGGAACAGATGGGGCTCCAGCTGTTCGAGAGCGGTCTACGTCCCAGCGGTGTTTTGCAGCACCCGCATAATCTCAGCGAGGAAGCTGTTGACCGTCTTCGCAAGCAGATGCTCGAATATCACGGTGGAAAATTCCACAAGCCACTTGTTCTCGAAGAAGGTATGTCGTGGAGTCAGCTTTCGGTGACTCCCGAAGACGCGCAATTCCTGGAAACTCGTAAGTTCCAGGTCGAGGAGATCTGCCGGATATTTCGCGTTCCGCTGCACATGGTGCAATCGCTCGACAAAGCTACGTTCAACAACATCGAACACATGTCGATTCAGTTCGTAACACATACGTTACGACCGTGGCTCGTGAGAGTCGAGAAGGCGATGAAGAGGGACTTGCTATATCAAGACAAGTTCTACGTGGAGTTTTTGACCGAAGGACTGTTGAGAGGGGATACACAGTCCCGATACGAGGCTTATGCGTCCGCGATCCAGAATCAATGGATGTCGCCTGATGAAGTTCGATCCCTGGAAAATATGAACCCAAGGTCGGACGGTGAAGGTGATAAGTACGAAAACCCTGCTATCAATCCGAGAAACAAAGGATCTGAGACTGCTCCTCCCCCTCAGTCTGAAGGTGAAGCTGTTGCCTATGCTTTCGCAGAAGACCTTGCGATCAGCATCGCCAGGCGGGAAGAAGCTCAGCTTGAGAAAAGAGAGTCAGGTGCAGTTAAAGACCCGGAAAAATTTAAGGAATGGGCAGTAGAGTGGTACACTAAGCACGCAGAGTGGACTGATTCAAGGATCAATACATTTTGCGAAGTTACGGGCGTGCAAGACATCGACCGAATCAAATTTGTAGAGGATATCACTGCAGGGGCTGTTAAATCCTTATCCGATTCCGAGGATACGGAGCAGTGGATCCAATCCAGGAAAGAGAATCTTTACTCCACCGTCTCGGACGGTCTTAAACAGGTGATCGTATGAAATACCAACACATCGCTCAGGAACTTTGCGCGCACCCATGGGCCATTACAGAATCAAAGCTGAACGCTATCGTCGGCGTCCTGAACGCCAAGGAAAAGGGCGTGGACATCGCCGCTGACATCAAGCAGGAATTACAGGCAGCTGCGAAAGAACGTCAAGACAGATTGACCAGGCAAACGGGCAAAATCGGGTTGATGGGCATTCACGGGACTATTAGCCATCGACCTTCTATCTTCACTTCCGGCGGGATGTCCGCAATGGAAATTCGAGAGGCAGCGAAGACGCTTGAAGCAGACGAAGACATTGCGGAGGTCATTATCGACGTGGACTCTTCCGGTGGATCGGTCTTCGGCCTCCCCGAGGCGGCACGAGCTATTTACGAATTGCGAAGTGCTAAGCCGGTTACAGCGGTGGTCAATGCCAACGCGCACTCAGCGGCATATTTTCTTGCATCGCAAGCTACAGAGATTGTCACGACTGAGAGCGGGTATCTCGGCTCCATCGGCGTGATCCTCCCGGTTATCGACGACTCCGAAGAGGAAGCAAACGTCACTTATATCAAAGCCGGTAAATATAAAGCTGAAGGATACGAGGCTCCGACAGAAGAGTACAAGGAACACATGCAGGGTCTCGTGGACGAGTTCTATGTGCAGTTCATCGACGCTGTTGCTCGTGGTCGCGGAATCGAAGCGTCCAAAGTAGAAGCTGATTTCGGACAGGGGAGAAGTTTCCTGGCGAAAGAAGCTATCAGCAGAGGCATGGCAGATAGGGTTGCCACCCTCGATGAAGTCATCGCAGAAAAGGTCAGTAAACTGAAATCTAAGACTAGGGATCGTCGACTCCGCGCGGCTATGGCCTGAAAAATTTGACTTAGATTCAGAAGAACCTTAAACTGGAGCGACAAGCTAGTACGAAATTCGGCTAGTTACGGCACGCTATGCGGCCAAAACTAATCTCTCTCATTTACCCTTTCTCTTAAGGTAATGGCCGAATTATGAACAATCTCAAAAGACTGAAGCAAGACCTCGTGGCAGCTAAGAAGGCGTTGAAAGCCGGTGCTGACGAAGGAGTTACGGACGAAGAGTTCGACGCACTCGAAGCAAAAGTGGAAGAGCTAAACGCTTCCATCGCCAAGGAAGAGGACCGTCTTCGACGGGTAGAAGCTCTTTCTGGCGGCGATGAAGTCGACACCCAATCCGAAGAGCCTAAGATCACGAAGATCGAAGACGCATGGCAGAAAGACCCTTCTCTGGGTTACTCTCGCCCAGGGGTTTTCCTGGAAGATGTCATGCAGGCTGAAATGCAAGGCAAAGTTTCTCCCCAGTTGAAGTTTCTTGCTGCCGCTGGTAGCGACGAGCATTCAACGCTGTCGAACACTTACGGTGGATTCTTGATCCCCGAAGCGTTTCGTCCCGAAGTTTTGTCTGTACCAGTTGAGGCCGATCCTACGGCTGGCCGCGTCATGCAAATCCCAATGGCATCGGATGTGGTTAACATCCCTGCCCGGACTGACAAGAATCATACTTCTTCTGTCAGTGGTGGTTTGACTGTCGGGCGTACGACAGAAACTCAAGCTCCTTCTTCCAGCCGCATGGCATTGGAGAACGTGAAGCTGGAAGCGACAGCCCTTATGGGGCTCAGCTACGCTTCTGAGCAACTCCTCGAGCGGTCAGCCGTCTCTTTCATCGCCCTCCTTGAACGCGGATTCTCTGATGAATTCGCCAGCAAGATGCTCGATGAAAAGATCAACGGAACCGGGGCAGGATCTCCTGTCGGTATCCTGAACGCCGCCGCAACAATCTCTGTGGCGAAAGAAGGTGGTCAGGCAGCCGATACGATCAACGGCACGAACCTGGTCAATATGCGTCAGCGAGCGTGGCGTTACGGCAATTCGATCTGGATCGCCAACCACGACACTTATCCTCAGCTGAATTCAGCTCACATCTCGCTGACCAACGACGACGTTCCTGTCTTCGTTCCCGGCAATGGAGTTGACGTTCCAGACACTCTGCTGGGTCGTCCGATTTTCTTCTCCGAGTATGCAAGTACCCTGGGAGACTTGGGCGACATCATGCTTTGTGACTGGTCGCAGTATCTGTGGGGAACGCTTGGAGGAGGCAGCATTCAGTCTGCTGAATCTATGCACGTTCGCTTCGTGAACCACGAGCGTACGTTCAAGTTCTATACCTACAACACCGGAGCACCTTGGTGGAAGTCTGCACTGACACCTAAGAACTCCAGCACCACTCTAAGCCCATTCGTCGTTTTGGCTGAACGAGCTTAACCCTCTAACTGACCCTTCGACATTCTGCCGGGGAGCAATCCCCGGCGCACTTTCTAGGAGAAACTGATTATGGCAGTTGCCACAGTAACAGATCAATCGTCAAGCATCATGGCGATTACTCAATATGACCACGACCCAGACGGCACATCAGCGGTTGATGTAGCGTGGGTCGACATGCGTGATTATGGACGCTTCATCGCATCGTTCTTCCGCACTGTCGGAACCTCCGCACTGACGTACAAGATCCTCGCCAACAGTGCGAGCGATGGAAGTGGGTCGGACGTGGAGATCAAATCCGGGTCAGCCGCACCAGATGCGGTCGGAGATTACGCATTCCTAGAATGCACAGCCGAAGAATTGCTGTCTGCTGGTTCCGACCTGCGATACGTCACACTCAACCTGACCTTTGCCACCGGCACTGATGAGGGGGTGGTGACTTATGTTCGCAGCATGCCACGGCATGCCACTTCAAGTTTGACCTCAGATAGCATCGCTTAATCATGCCAAGCAAAGCTACTTCGAACGTCCCGGTTAAGTTTCTCCTTAGCCGGGATGTTAGAGATCACAACGGTAAGGTCATTGAATCTTTCAAAGAGGGGGAGATATATACTCTTTCCCAGGATTCGGCAGACCGATGGGTAAGACGAGGGATTGCGGCGTATGCGCCAATCGACGATAAGCCTAGTAAGAACAGTTCCGCCATCCGTCGAACCGGTAGTCGCAAGCGATCTTAAGACCTGGCTCGGCTACGGTGGAACAGATCAGGACGCGGTGTTCGATTCGATGATCGTTGCAGCACGGGAGTGGACAGAAATGTACCTCAACCGGCAGTTGATCACGTCGACATGGCGATTGAACCTGATGTTCTTTGAATGGAACGTCATCGACCTCCCCAAACAACCGATTCAATCTATCACTTCAATAACGTACGTAGATACCGAGGGCACCAACCAAACTCTCAGTTCTTCGCTATACGACTTCAGTGCGGATAGCGGGAGGATTGCCCCGGTCTACAACGAATCTTGGCCCGATACACGGGACGAACTGGAACCAGCTTCCATAACGTACGTCGCCGGATACGGAGACGAAGGTCATGATGTTCCCGAGCCTATCCGGCAAGCGATCCTCTTGATCGCATCCGGCTTGTGGATGGGGATGCAAGGATGCGGGTCCGGTTGTGACGGGAACGGTATCAACCTGGCTGCAAAAGCTATGCTCTACCCTTACAGGATCCTATCGGTATGAGAGGCAAAGCCCGAGCGTGTAAACCTTTCAACTGCTCCCTGACTATAGAGCAGCCGGTTACCGCTGTGTCCAGTGCAAACGACTACAACGAGATCGACCTTTATGACGATTCCAACTGGACAGAATACTGCGTAAGACCAGCGTACCGCAGGCCGATGAGTGGACGAGAAAAAGAAATTCACGGGCAAATCATCGGGATGCGTGATGAGGTTTTCGAGTTGTGGGGCGACAGTTTAACCCGCAAAATACTCGTAACATACAGGCTACAATACACAGACATCGACAACGTCACCCATACATTGCAAGTGTGGGACAAACAAGTCAGCGATGATTTCCGCTGGATTACATTGCGGGCAAGAGAGGATTCAACGGTGGCCTGATGAATACCTCTAAAGACGTAAAATCCGGATTCATACATACCCAAGGCATCGAAAAGGTCTCTAAGCTGATCGTGGACCTGTGGTCTTTCGACGGCAACCGGGCCATCAGAAAAGCTGCGGCAAGCTCTATCCGAAAAGGGTTTACGATCCTTCGTCAAGCGTATAAGGATGCTGCACCGAGAGGACCGCACAAACCTGCCAGCAGATATCCGAATCACTTCAAGATGAAGGATGCTCCCCGACAGAAAGTGCGGAGGCCACAGAAGCGAAGGAAGGCTGAGGCCAAAGTGGGATACAACGTCGGAGTCAGAATTAATGGCGGCAAGAAACGAGCTTACCACGCACACTGGCCTACGGTCGGCACGAAACCCAGGAGAGGACCAAGGGGAAGAATCCGCCCTTCAAACAAAATCCAGAACCAGATCACGCCTAAAATCAACGTCGCTATCCGTAAGATTCAGAGCGAGTTCGAAACCTGGGTAAGGAGTCTCTGATGGCGGCGACAGTCAAAAAAGAATTGCGGGATCGAATTGCATCTCTGTCTGATATCACGACAGCTTCTTACGCGGTGTACATG